AAGCGAGAAATCACCGACCCAGCTCGACCGAGGCCGGTCACACCACCAGCAATCGAACCGGCCGAGCTGGCGAAAGGAAGAATCCGACCGAACAAGGTCTCCTGCATCGCAGCTTCATTCCGAAGCCGAGGAACCGAAAGAGACCGAATTAAATGCTCCAGCTCATTCAAAGCAGCTGAGCTGCCAAACTGCTTCGCAGACGCGGTCGAGGCCTGAGCCTGAGCGGCCATGTTGGCAATCGTATAAGGCAGGGTCTCACGAAGATTCACCGCCTGAGCCTGAGCGAGCTCAGTAGAAGCATTCTTCTGATGAATGCCAGCAGCGATATCCGCTATCCGCGCAGCTAACTCCTGCGACGCCATACGAGTTTGACGAGCAGATACAGCTCCAGAAATGCCACCAGATTCAACATTCTCCATGCGAGCCATCGCTCCCGCGGGCGCCGGGGCGCCTGACATATGAGCCAGCATCGGATTAAGTCCCGCTGCCTTAAGGTCCGCAACCTCTCGCTGACGCGAAGTACTCGCCATCCGCTCCTGAAAATCCATCTGCTTCTGAGCCTGCTGAGCATTCGCGACATTCTGATCTTGCACTCCTTTCCGGCCAAGGAATCCGCCGAGTAGAGTAGTTCCGAGGCTCCCGAGAACCGGGAGCACCGCCTTTCCGATACCACCGAGCGCGGCCAGCATCAGAAGTGATCGATCAGGCCAGGCACCGAGTAAACGGGCATGGCCATAGTCGAACGAAGATCGAACACCGAATCGAACAGGAACTGCTTGCCGTTCGCACCAGACCCGACCGCCACAACGCGGTCAATCGGGGGACTATCCTCGATGAACGTCTGACCCAGAACAGGCGCCGTCGTGAACCGCTGCGCCAGATGCCAGGGATCAATCGTCCCTGAGCTCGTCGAGCGGAACAGACCCGTAATCATCGACGGCATGTAATGGTACTCGGCCCAACGCTCCTGGTAGCCGAAAACCGTGTCATCCTGGCCGGAGTTACCGACGCAGTAGATCTCCTTCCGGAGAACCGCCTGTTCGCCCAAATGAGCGAACACAGGCGTGTAAAAATCGTATCGAGTCTGTCGGGTCCACATCCGAGAGAGACCCTGCTGATACGTAAGATCGGCCCTCACATTCACGAGGCCGATAATGTACCCATGCTCTGTGGCCGCATAGGAAAAACCGTGGCCATTCGCCACAGCTGTGGCGACCCCTGACAGGGTACCCAGGGCGGAGGAACCGCCCGTTAGACCGGTGGCCGACTGCTGAGCCACCGGATTCACCTGGATCGGGGTCGAACCGCCTCCCAGGTACTCTGGACGCTGCAGACGCGCGTCAGGAGAGATCACCCCGAACTGTGCACGGATCGATTCCGTGTATCGGGTCCCCCCTCGGGCATCACGCTCCAGGAGACGCTGGATCTGAAACGCCTCGCGCAGCTCGTTGATCGTGATGACGGTCGTCCCGTCCAGATCAGCGTAAATCGAAGGGATCGCGTCATCGGCCCCGTCGGGCACCTGCACGGCGATCCTCGAAGCTCCAACACCACCAGCGACCCGGGCGAAGCCATACACCGCCGAGGCGCCCTGATAGGCGTCCTGGACCGCGACCCCGGTGTCCGCTGTGGACTCATCGAAAATTCCGATCCCGGAAACGGGAGCTGTACCCACGAGGGGGATCGAAACCGAATCCCCCTTCTGAGGCCACGGCAAGCAGCTCGTAAAATAATCGTGCCGCTTGCCACGTCGCCGGATCGAAAAATCGCCCGACGCATCGGGGCCATCCCCCATGTTAATCGTCGCGGAGTTGATCAGATTCTGATCCCGAAACCACTCATTGTAGATCAGGTTATAGCACCGCAGCGGAAGCGCATTCACTGAAACGGTATTACCACCGCCAACCTGACCATTCGTAGGCAACCCGAAGTAATCGTAGATACCGTTGACGGTGAACCCCGACGCCGGGGAAACGACCTGAGGAATCAGATACGTCGTCGTGTCTGATGGGTTCGTTTTCTCACCCATGAACTTCTCCCAGTTCTCCCAGACCAGACGACAAGGAACGAAGAAGAAAAAAGAATCCAGATAGAGATTATCCATCACGGGAAAAATTGGCGTCGTCATCCGAGCGAACGCTGTCATACGCAGCTGGTGATGATCCCCGGGAAGCACTTCCCGACAGAAAACCGGGATCAATCTCCCAGCATCAAATGTCGTCTTGTGACCCATTTGCATCGCGATCTTCGACCGCGGAATGTCCGCGCGAGGAACCAGCGCGAACCGATTGTTCTGAACAGAAGGGGCGTTGAATCCGCCCCCCCTCCGGGCACCCCTACGCTTCGCCATGCGTCAAGACCTCCTGGGCGAGAGCCTTCGCAGCTGCACGAGCTTCCAGCTCACGCATCACAGCAGCTGCATTAGCAATCAGGTGAAGACCGTTCACTTCGATCGAACCGTCATCGTCGTCGAAGGTACCGATCAAATACAGGTCGAAATCCTCCGGGTACTCATGGAGAGCTCCGCTCTCCGGGTGCTGCACGGCAGCCGAGAAGGCCCGCATCGCAGACGTCGTCGAACGCTCGCAAAAAGGACGAGCGAACACCTCAGCCTTCCGGTCAAACGTCGAGAACAGCATCAACTTAGCCACTGAAATTCTCCTGTCCGCGGGAGGAAAAAAAACGTTGGCGAGCCTCCGCGACGGCTTCGCCAACACCGAGACGCTCAGACGAACTCTCGAATTCATACTCAGCTGGGGTGAACCGCTCCTGGAGGGCGGCGAAAGCTTTCTCATCCCAGCTCGCCACCAGCTCAGGGTCCCGAGCTTTAATCAGCTCTCTATAATATCGAGGGAGAGGAATCTTCCGACCGTCAAACACGGCGGCTCCATCCCTGAAATCTGGAAGGTACTTCAACGCGAAATCTCGACCGATTGCCGGTCGATTCGACATCTTACAAAACGGCTTACGCCGACCTGGGTACTCCTTCGCCTCGAACTTCTCAGCAACATACCCTGTCACGTAGGCCACACTCGCCAGCTCGACGCGACCGAACCGCGCACTTCCAAGGCCCCAGGCCTTATCGATAGTAGGGGAAGTGAACAGGGTACCATCATAGGCAACGCGATCGGGAAACGACCTTCCAAACAGCAAAACGTGATAGTGCGGCCGACTTGTACGGGATCCGTACTCACCACACATAAAAAAGCGAAAGCTCCCGGAATGCCGGAGCCTTCTGAAAAAGGATTGAACATCCGAATACCTCAACGAGCGATCACCAGGTAAATGCTCGTCATCGTAGGTCAGGGTCAAGAACACCGAATCATCATGCAGCTGCAGCTCATGAAAACAACGAAGGGCCCATGATTGAGCCCTTCTCAAACGACAACCCACACACTTACCGCAAGGAAGATCCATCGAAACACCGTCGCCCAGGCGACGATGCCGACCGATGGAGACACCACCCGCTTTCCAACGCGTAGCGGGGAGAGGGTGGTAACACTTTGCCATAACCGAGGACTAGATCCGAAATCCACCACGACGCGGAGCTGTCCTCACGTTGATAGCCTTCGTCCGCTTCGCTCCCTTGGAAAACTTACGGGAGGACTTCCGCTTGTTGACTCTGGATCTCTTAGATGCACGCATCTCGAAACTCCTGGCAAAGGGTGAGTTTCGCTCAGCTCGCCCCAAGGGCCTCGCTTCCCGAAACTAGTAATAAAAACAGGTGCCAACACGAACATATTGTCACCTAGCACAAGATGTAGCAAGGGAAATCTTGTGCAGCTCGCGCAGCTCGCAAAAAAAACGAGGGGCCCGAAGGCCCCTCGCTCCCTCCTCACCCTCGGGTAGTGGCTTACCCTGGGTCGGGTGCCGGAGGGACAACCACAGGCTCCCCAGGAGCCTTAGGACGCGGCGGAACGAGCCCCAGCTCGACCGCCTCATCATAATTCGAATCGTCCTGAACGAACTCAAGCAGCTGAGCTGGATCATTCTCGAACTCAGCTCGCAGCTCTGCCGGCAACTCCATGAACGCAGAGCGCGCAGCTCGCAGCTGCTCCATAGCCGACTGGAAATCCGTCACCTGCGTGAAATCACCGTACGCACCAGGAGCACGAGGGGGAGGCATCTCCCCGGTACGAAGAAACCGAGCGATGAGCTTATTGATATCCGACTCATCCTTGAACTGCTGCTGAGCCATATCCTCTTCCGGGTCGAACGCAATCCCGGTAGCAAGGGACGCAGCATCCATGTCATAGCTGCCTTCTGCAAGCAGCTCAATCGGCGTGAACATAGGCCTCCACCAGCCGAAATGTGAACGTAT